GGAACGGCCTCCTGCGGAACCAACTGGATAACTCCAATAGGCAAAGAGACCGCCGTCTTCTTACCGTCACGGGGATAGATCAACACACGGTTCGGTGCTTCAAGCCGCATTGCATTGACTACACCTTTCTCAATGCCTTCAAAGTCATCAAAAATGATCACGGTCTTGTCGTGAGTAATACTCGCAAGATAGTCAAAGTCTTCTGCTTGTATCCTGCCGTCAAGGTAAATTAAATCAACGACAATTTTTTCTTCAGCCAAATGCTGAAACATGCTTGTTGATGAAAGTTTGGGGTATTGAAAAAGTTTTGAATCGCTGACCGGACTGATATTAATTGCGTTAGTCATATCACACGTGTGAATATCTGCTGACCACGCCCCCTCTCGCATCACTCTCGTAGATACACCAATAAATGTACCCACCTCGGCAATGATTTGAGGAGCAAAGACTCTCACCAACTTATACAACTCAACTGCATCGTCGTAGGGCAGTGACCCGGTGTTGTAGTCGGCTTCTCCCCGTAGATGTTGTTGGTCTTGGATAATCTTCTCTATCGCTTCGTACGGGTACTCTGAAATCCTGTCATCGACGATTTCCCAAAAGAACCGACTGAACCTTGCTCGTCCAATTTGTAAGGTGTTCATTTGTTCAACACCGCCATAATCTTGTCACCGATAGCCATCGCTGCGACCTGCTCGGCATCGGATAACTGAGAGAAAAGTTTTGTGGCTGGCTCAACGCAGCGATCACTAAAGACCGCCATACACATGTAAAAAGCCGTAACAATAACTACCTCTGAAGAGGTGACAGGCGGTAACTTCTGCTTCTTTACTCGACGCTTCTTTGTCTTGGTTTTCATTTTCATGCTCCCTCCCGCACAAAGATTTCACGGTCGATATACCAACGTGCCTTTTTCAGATCGACAAGTGGGTCAGAGTCCAACTTCTTACCGGCACGTGCAACGTACTTCACCACGTTGCCCAAACGATAATTCAAGTCTTTGGCTTCGATGAAGTCGATGGTTTCAATGCCGCCCGTTCTGTAATGTGGCGGGGATTTGACTATATCGACTTTCGTCTCCTTCACCACCTTGATAATCTTCGATGACTTCTTAGCCTTCTTGCGTGGCTTCTTAGCATTACCGCCAGTCTTATCTAACCACCGCACGTAGTACACGTACGTCGGTTTCACCTTCGTTGCTTTAGCAGCCTCTTCAATCGACTTGCCGCTGTTCAACATCTTTATAATTTTTGCTTTCTTGCTCATCTCTAGTCTCCTTTTGTTTATCCAACTTTGTTTAGTTTTTCCATTAACTCTTGCATCTTCGGACCATCTTCCAACAACTTGTACTTCTGATTATCTTCTTTGATCTTCTTCACCAAGAAACCTTTTTTCACCATGCGTTTGACCCGCGCATGGATCGTGCCAAACGACGCGTACGGCCTACCGGAAGAGAATTGCATGATAGTTGCATCCTCTTTGCCCAGATGTTTGACGGCTATCTCCGCGAGGATGGACAAGTCTACGCTGTCCAATCCGTAATCCGCGCAAACCGCCAACGCTTTTTGTAGTTTATCTATTTTCATTTCTTTCTCACCACCGAATAGTAGTTACGTCGGTCCTTTCTGTAACGCAAGTAAATCAAGTTCTCGTCCTGCATCCACCGTATGTATCTCAACGCATGTCGATACGTGAACTGGTATGTCTCCACCAAATCCAATGCCGTTACTGCATACTTAGACCGTGCCAGACGCATGATCCTACGTGCTACGCCGTAACGTGTTTTAGTTCGCTCCTTCTTCATAAGTTAAATCCATCACGGCAGGTTTCGCTCGGTTGTTCACCACGTTGTCGAGTGCCAATATGAATACCCCAACCGACTTGTCATCGACGATGAAGGCATACCCACCCGCCGTAGCAATATCCGCAAGGTTCTTCATCTGTAACGCCGTAGGCTTGTTACCGTTTGCTTTGCACTCGATACCTATGAACTTACCGCCGATACACGCCAGAAAATCAGGTGGGCCAGACTTACCGTACCCGCCCGTCACCGGCATAACTGTGTACGCCGAATGCTTACCCAACACCATCTTCACTCTATTTTTTACTTTGCTTTCCGGTGTCGCTGCCATAAGTAAGTCCCAGTAAGTACTCGTACTCGTCCCGATCTAACGCCACCACAAAATGTCGTGGACCAATCCACGTACCAAGCATGTCAGCAGGGTCGTACTTGCCTCGCATCATTCGCATTAACGCGACTTTCTCTGCGACAGGCTTTTGTAAACAGTGTTTACAAGTATCGAACTTAATAGACTTTTGCTTGCGTTTATCAATGAGCGTGTAGTTTGGGTACGTGTCTCCATTGGGTTTCAAACTAATCGAAAGTAGCCATCTACTTGTTAGCATCATTGGACTCTACCCCATAGTTTGGCAGAGTGCAATCATTCGTACACCCAAAAGTTACACCGATTAAGAGCCACGCCCACACCCTCGATGAACTGATCGACCGGAGATATTTTCAGCAGGGCCACGTTTTCTTTGATGTTGGCTGGGATCTGATCGTAGCGATACGTACCAATATGTGGTCCGGTTACATGTTCTTTGTGTGATACCGACACCATGTCATCGGGGCTAACCAATACGTGCAGTTTAGGTTCCTTCTTAGACTTACGATACTTGTCTACGCGGTACTTATCTGCGAACCCATCCTGAGTAATCGAATTAAGTCGGGTTGACTGGTACGGAATACCTGTTTCCAAATAATTAATGTAATCCTCTGCGATAGCATCCGTATTGAAACTCCTCATCGTGGCCCAAATATCCGTAGAGAATTCATCTCGCCACGCACGAAATGCCGTATCCATACGTGTATGGGACAAGTGAGTGATCATCGGCCCTTCAAATGGATTGACGTATTCCTTCAGCCACCGTCTTGCCTTCGCCAGATTGTTAGTCTTGCGAGTGTGGTAATCGTCGTTGTGGTAACTGTACTTGTCGTTACTGATTAACTCGCTGCTTATGACAAACACTTTCTTATCAGTCATCGATAACGCCAGAACAGCATGATCAGGCCAACGCTCATCAATAAAGTTAACGGAGTCGTGACCATCGGACACTACTTTTATGGGGTAGCGGCACACGTGCGTACGTTTTAGTTCGGCTACCAGATTGTTGAGTTCTGGATAGCGGTCAGGGTCGTGAATTATTCCAGTAAGCATCTCTAGTCTCCTATTTATAAACAGTGTTTACATTTAGAACATCGACAGAATCTCATCCACTCGGGCCTTCACCTCAAGCCGCGTCTCGTTATCCTTACGCAACTCTTTGGCATCCAACCCAACCAACGCCCTCTCCAACTGCTGCCGTGCCTGTTCTAACTTGGCATCGTTAGTCACGTTCAACTTGGTAAGCATGGCGCACAGTTCTACAGCGTTATCTACCAACGAATCTCTGAACAACTGCTTCTCGGTACCTGCCAACTTGTCCGACATGTGTTTGAGGCAGTCGTGCAGTCTATCCCACGCATCCTTCATCGCCGCGTTCACACGCTCGTCGGATATCTTCTGTAACTCCTCACGGTACTCGTTCGGAATGTCAACACGGAAGTCACCCGCGCTCGGCACCGGACTAAACACGATACGTAGAGAGTTCTTGCTACGTACCTGTTCCGCTGTCGGATAGTCGTCAGCATTGAACAAATCACCCAACGAGAAGGCTGCTGCACTCACAAGATCATCGTACTGGCGCACGAAGTCCTCGATGGCATCGTTAAACTGCTGCTGAAAGTTACCCACCATCGCCTTGTAATCGAAAAAGTTAGCCATCGGTAACAGCCTCGACCCGTTGTCATTCCACGGCAACGTGTTGTCGTAATGCCATTGACGGATTTGTGTAGCCACCGCGTGAAGCGCATCCAACGCCTCAGTACCCGCAAGTAGTTTCTTGTGGTAGTTACCCGCTCGGGTCTTGGTGTTGTTAGACGCATCAACTTGCGCAGAGACGCGCTTGTCCATCTTGCGTCCAGTCCACACAGAGATATTAAGATCAACCAATACAGCACTATCGTGAATCATTGTCTTGCACTCCTAGTTTTATAAACAGTGTTTACTTAATCGTCACAGACTTCCCAACGGGGGAAGTAATACCGTCTGTTGTGATACCCCACAACACAGGGCAGGGCCACGGTTCACCCCACGAACCCACATAACCATCGGTCAGCACCACGCAACACTCGGGCTTGAGCCTTTTAGTTCTTAAGTATTCCGTTATGCAACGCGGATCAGTCCCACCACCACCCTTCGGTTTAGTACTGGCAAGTAACCGATCAAAGTCATTACGCGCATATTCCTCGTGCTGACACACCTCCATGTCCCAATACAATAGATCGATGCCATCAGGCTTAACTGAATCACATATAGCCTTCAACTCACCAAGGAATTGCCCTATCTGTTCACCGTCGATGGAGCCAGACGTATCAATCGCCACCGCAATCCGACCGATCGCCGTACTGATACTTGATGGCATGTATACATCTTGTCCGATCCACCTACGGGCTGGTCTACGCCAAGTACTCTCGTCACGGTCAGCGCACACCGACGTAACGAACTCACGCAACGCTTCGCGCCAATCTACTTTCGGTGTGAGTGCATCACTCACTTCACGTGGCACGTTACCCTGCATTTTCCCCGCGAGAATCGCACCTTGTCGTAACGCTTGGTCGATGTCACGTGCAAGAGTCTCCTTCTCCTCGGTGGTCATGCCTTCGCCAGACTCCCAGTCGTGATCGTCGAACCCACCATCCGGATCACCGTCGCCTGACTCACTACCTTGACCCTTCTCGTTGTTATTACCCCTACCTTGTCCCTTACCCTGCTGCTTGAGCAACCTGAATACTGTTGCGGCATCCATACCTCGGAACTGCTCATCCAGTAACCCACCCTCGGGCAACTTGACGAACCGACCTTCCTTGTCACCGTCGTAGATCATTAGGTTGATCACGTAATCACAGGCCATGTTCGCCAACTTCGGATTCTCATCCCACAGATGTTTCCACGTCTGTATATGACGGAAGGCTTTGTGAAGATTCTCGTGCAGGATCAACCCACGCAACTCAGGCTCGGTCAACTTGTCTACGAACGTCCGACCATACTTAGTGTTACGTCCATCGGTACAGGCAGTCGGGAAGTTATCGACAACCTCGGTCTTACCCACCATGAACACACCTGAGTACAGGCAGTAGTTCGGCTCGTTCATCAACGCTACGTGCGCTCTCTGCACACGCTGTTCGGCGGTTAGTTTCGCCATGTTGCACTCCTATTTATAAACACGTGTTTATTAGAACAGCCACTCGTTAGCCAACGCCCAATCCTTGAACTCTCGGTTCATCACACAGAACGACTGCTTGTCCGACTTCATCACAGACTTAGCGAACAGGGCTTGCCATTCTTTGTCCATACGTTGTATGTACGTCATCCACCTAGACAAAGTATCTTTCTGGACGCGACTAATCGCACTAAACACACAGATGCATCGAGCAATCGTGTCATCTGGCAACTTTGCCGTAGACGGACTCGCCATGATCGCCTCCCACGTGGGCAACTTATCGACCACGGTGAAAAACGCTTGCATGTCGCGGGCTGCCGACTCTCCAATGACACCTGTCAACATGCTAATAGTTAGCGCATCACCTAATTTATCTCTACGCTTGGCGATATAACTCGCCTTCTCCAGACTACGTGGCGTAACAACTGCGCCCTGTCCGGCCTTCCCCGGATGGTTGATATACGGATTATCACGTTGTGCCGTGTCATCACCCGCTGCCAACGCATGCGGAAACTGCTTGACCCACGCAATAATCTCGGGCGCGATGTCGTTCTTCAACGCATAGTTCTCGATCCACTCATCGGCCTCGGGCTTACGGATACGTACCACACAGATGCGATTGCGCTGATGGGGCTGCAATAAATCTCCGATACCTTCGATACCTAAGTTAGTCGTACCGAACACGATGCTACCCTCGGGCAAGTAGTGATCACCGATCCGTCCCTCGTTCATCAGGGTCATCAACACGTTCTTGACTGAACTCATCGCCTTGCCGATCTCATCAAGCATGATGATCACGGGGCTACCCTCGTGCATACGGAAACGTGCGTTAGGTGCGAATCGAGTCACTCGCATCCCGTTCTCCTCGACCGTATACGGCAACGCAAAATCACCCAGATCAAGTAACGTGCAATCGATATACGCAGGAAGATGTGTGGGTAGTGCCTTAGATATGACTTTGAGCATGGCCGATTTGCCAATACCCATCTCACCTTCGCCCACCAAACACACTTGGTGTCCTACCTCGGCTACTGCGGTAGCGAACTCCTGCAATGAAACAGTCTTGCCAAAATTAATTACAGACATGATGCACTCCGTTGTTGTTTACCTAACTGTTAGAGATATTATAATCGATTGACACATATAAGTCAATGTTTTCTACACACTCAATTAATCTACGAGGATGTTGTAGAACAACTCACCGTCTGGCATGCGCTCAACGGTTTTATAAAAACTGTTGTCTTGTCGATCATGGAAGTCGTACGCGACTCGACGTAGGTATTTCGGGTCATACCGCATGTCACGCTCCCGCCAGTCAATACCTACTTGCCGTTCTTCACTCCGTGCCATGTTGCCAACCATCTCCAAAAAGTAATACGGCATCAACTCCTCGGGCGTGTCGATCAGGTCGTTAATAGTCATGTTCTCGCGCAGCACACGTACCCAACTCGAATTAAACACACTCTCTCGTACGTCCTC